AGATATCTAGTGGTGTTATATGTAACTTACGCAAACCCACGTCACAATGGATTAGAAACGCTAATGAAATGCTTCAAACATCTTTCGATAGAAAAAAGCTATACTTTGGCGCCACAGCTATGGATGATAACTATTCGATGCAGAAATCGAAAAAAATACCAATCAAAGAATTAAAATTCTCAAAGTACGAAGATGAAAAAAATATAGGGGCAAAGATGATAGAATTTATAGAACATCAAAAAGATATGTTAGACTTAACAAAGTCAGAATGTGCACTTATACAAGTTTCTACATCTGCTGGAGGAACTCAAAGTTTTGATTTACCCCCAAACTTAAAGAGACAAAAAGGCGCAGATAGACCTAGGAAGGACTCTTATTCCGCTATTGTACTGGGTAATTGGGGTATGAACATATACTACGATATGATGGACATACCAAAAGATGAAAATATAGGATTCACTCCAATGTTTATTAATTAAAAGTTGGTAAAGTTACTTTAAAGTTGTGTAAAGGACTTTATAATATAAGTTATGCCTAGAAAATATACAAAAAAATCAAATTATTGGAATAAGTTTCAAAAGCAAGTTCCTCAGATAGCGGAGGCTGAAGAAGCAGTAGAGCCCGCAACAATGGGTCCAGCTTACCACATTTCAGAAGCGTCATCTTATGAAAGAGGTGGTTACACTAGTGGCCTTGGAGGTAAATCCTCAACAAGTAGAATTAATCGGTCTGCGATACAAAACCCTGTTAATAAATTTAGTCAAATTAGGGGTGGCTTATTACCATTTGAGTTAGCTGGAGATGGTATTAATGTAAGAGACGCTATCGAGCTTTGTCAAAAAGCATATGCAAATGTTCCAATTTTTAGAAATACAATTGACATGATGTCTGAGTTTGCTAATACAGATGTATATTTAGAAGGCGGCAACTCAAACTCAAGAGAATTTTTTCAAAAACTATTTGATAAAATAAAACTTTGGGATCTAAAGGATCAATATTTTAGGGAATATTATAGAAGTGGTAATATATTCTTGTATCGTATTGATGGTAAATTTAACCTAAATGATTTTAAGAAGTTTTCTAAAACCGTATCAGAAGCGCCGTCAGAAAACAAATTCCCAGTTAGATACATACTTTTAAATCCATTTGAAATCGTTGCTAAAAGAAGTACGGTCTTTAATACAAAAGATGGCGCATATGCGAAAATACTTTCTGAGTTTGATATGGAAAGATTGGCAAACCCCAAAAATGATGACGACAGACAAATATTAGAAGCTTTGGATCCAGAGGATCAGAAGCTAATTAAAGAGGGTGCATACTTTAAAGATGGTTTAAAAATCAATTTAGAAAACAGCAGAATAGCTTACAGCTTTTATAAGAAGCAAGATTATGAGCCTTTTGCAATTCCTTTTGGGTACCCAGTATTAGAAGACATTAATGCTAAACTTGAAATGAAAAAAATGGATCAAGCTATTATGAGAACCGTAGAAAACGTCATTCTCATGATAACAATGGGCACAGATCCAGAGAAGGGTGGTATTAATCATAATAACGTAAGAGCTATGCAAAAGCTTTTCCAAAACGAATCTGTTGGAAGAGTTTTAGTTTCAGACTATACAACTAAAGCAGACTTTGTAATTCCAGATATTAATAAAGTTGTAGGGCCACAAAAGTACGAAGTAATCAACAAAGATATTAAAGAAGGTCTCCAAAACATTATCTTAAATGAAGATAAGTATAATGGTGCAACAATCAAAGCTAGAGTATTTCTAGATAGATTAAAAGAAGCTAGAGAAGCTTTCTTGAATGATTTCTTACAGCCAGAAGTTAAAAGAATAGCTAAAGACTTAGGATTTAGATCATACCCAACTGTTAAATTTAAAGACATTGATTTAAGAGACGAAGTTCAATTAATGCGTGTTGCTACTAGACTTATGGAGCTTGGTATATTTACAGCAGAACAAGGTATGGATATTATACAAACTGGTAGATTCCCACTTGCTGAAGAGTTAGATGGAGCACAAGAGAAGTTTGTAGAGCAAAGAAAGAAGGGGTATTTCAATCCTATAGTTGGTGGTATACCAATGATAGAGGATGATGACGATGCTCCAGTCGAACCGAAGGACGAGCAAAAAGTCCCTGGAGTTCCTGGCAGACCTCCTGGTAGTACAGAAGCCGCGAAGATGTTAAGTAAGGAAGCTATACAAGCAACTGTTTACGAAATTGAAGCTTTGCATTCATTAGCTGCACAAGAAATGAAGACCAAAATCGGTAAGAAAAGATTAAACAAACAACAAAAAGAAATGCTGAATAAATTATGCGAATCTGTTGTCTGTGGTAGTGAAAAAGAAAAATGGACAAGTACCATGATTTCTTGTGTAAATGACTATACAAACATTGAAAATTTGAGTATCTTAAACGAAATTTATGATGTCTCAGATGCTCACAAGTTAGAAATTTATCCATCAGCAATTTTATATCACTCAAATGAAAGAAATCAATAATCCTTTAACAGCAAATATCGATCGTTCAAATGGGAACATCGAAATATCCATAGCTAAAAAATATTCTGAAACAGAAGAAGCTATGTACAAATCATTCATGTCAGTATGCGCTATGCAAGATAAGGCATTGGTAGACACATCAGCCATGGATGATAAAGATACAATGAAAGCTTGCGGAATGCAATATGACAAAATGCGCGCTATGCTAAATGAAACTCCTAAAGTTTTAGGTGGTTTAACAGAAAAACAAAAAAAGCTACCTCCTGCTCTTCAAAAAGCTATTCTTAAGAAAATGAAAGAAGATGGCAAATTGACAGAAAAAGAAATGAAAGAAGAATCTGAAGCTGTTACTCAAGACCTTTTATCTAAAAAAGATCAAAAGAAAGTAGAGGTTGCTGTACAGGACGATATGAAAAAAGTAGACAATCCTAAAGAACCAAAAGTTTCTAAAGCTGCTTATGAATTACCAGCAGACGCTAAAAAAACATTAACTGAAATAGCAGAAGAATTAGACAGCGGAGTGAAAGCTCATGCAAGTCAAGCAAAACGTATCAGAGATATGTTAAAATAATGTCGGATTACAAATACAGCACAACATTTGATTTCGAAGTTCAAGCCTGCAGAGAGATTGCGGGCATAGACATTTCTAAAGCAAACATTGAAAATTTAAGACCTTTAATTCCAACAAACGTGGATTTAAACAAGAATATTGATTTGATGGGTGTCGCTTTCAATGCTGCTGTTGTAAATGAGTTCAACAAAAACGGAGATGGTATAAGCACAAAAACTGCAATTGATTCTGTTCAACAGTTTGTACACAAACCCACAAACATAGAGCACGACAAAAAAAAAGTAGTTGGGCACATCGTAAATGCTGGATTTAGTGATTATTCAGATAGTTCCTTAATCATCAATGTCGACGAAAAAGAAACAGAGCCTTTTAACATCGCTTTGGGGGCAGTTGTATATAAAACAGTAGACAGAGAATTTTTTGATACTTTACAAAAAAGCACCGATCCAAACAACAAAATACACAACACAGTTTCTGCAAGTTGGGAAGTTGGATTTAGTGATTACCAAATAGCTGTTGGAAGTAAGAACTTAAAAGACGCAGAAATCATTTCCGATAAAAATCAAATAATGGAAATGAAAGCTATGCTAAGAGGGTTTGGAGGTAAAGGAAGAATGGATGATGGAACACCAATTTATCGTTTGATTACTGGAACAGTTTATCCCCTTGGAATAGGATTTACAATGAAACCTGCGGCTAACGTTAAGGGAGTAATTTCAAACGAAACAACCGAAACTATGGAAAAACCTAAAGAAAGCAAAGCAATTATCTTAGAAAGTAATAAAAAAGCCAGTAAAGAGCTAGAGAAAGTTGCGGCTAAAATTTCACAAAGTTTAAAAAATACTGTAAAGAATAACAAAATTATGGACATAGAAAACCTATTAACAGAACTCAAGAGCGATCTTCAAGAGAAGAAATTTTCTCAAGAAGCAATTGCAGGCATGACATCAACATTTGCTGATGCCATTAAAACCAAAGATGAAGAGTACAAAGCTTCTCTTGAGGCTGCAGAAAATGAGAAAGCGGAAATCGCGAAAGCGAATGA